CCATACCTGCTATCTCACACCCTTTAATAATACCTGTCATAATATCAGGTATCTTATCATCTAACTTCTGAGTAGAAATATAATCTAAGAAGTATAATGGTTTAGCACCACAGGTGATTATATCATTCACACACATAGCAACAAGATCTATACCAATAGTTGTATAGTCATTAGCAGCTTGTGCAATATCAATCTTAGTTCCTACACCATCAGTTCCAGACACCAAAATAGGTTCCTCATATCCTGAAGGAACCTTTATCATTCCACCAAATCCACCAAGATTAGGAACTTTAGTTTTAAGATCTTCTACAAATTTATTACCAGCATCTATATCAACACCAGCAGTTTTATAATCTAATACAATACCCTCTTCTTTAAAATCAAGGGGATCATCCCAATTGCGATTCGCCATCTCTCTCCTTCGATGTTTTCCAAAAATAATTATCTTCTGATCCTAATCCATCTCTATCGTGACCATTCTCAACTTGATAGTATGAAGTCGATACTTTAAAGTCAGGAGTTTTTGGTGTTTTAGGAGTCAAACTATTATCATAGATTCTCATTCTATTATTAGGATATAAAGCAAATTGCCCATTATCCAATTCAATTAGATTGTGAGATTTATGTTCACTAGGACTCTCACTCGTAGAATAATCTACTAGATCAGAATCTTGATGATAATTATCTAGCGTACATATGTACGTTCCTGTTTGAGCACCATAGTCACGAGTCATTATTTCATAATGCATTGAACCAATGAATTGCTTAGTGACAGCAACTACTCCATAATCCATACAATTCCAAAACTGTAGATTATGTAATTCCATATCTGGTTCTGGTTTCTCTGGTTTTTTTCCAAAAGTATATGGTGATAAAAAAGCACTGATAGGCAACTTATCGTAAACTGCTGCGTATTCTGGTAGATAAGTTTCAAAATAAAAAGCACGTCCAGGTATCGATTTTGCCGATACCCAAACGCCCTTTACATATTCCCCATGACCACTTTGATGATCAGTGAGATATTCTTTTCTTACCCATACCTCTGTAGAAGGTAAGTTACAAATCAATGCTGGCATATACAATGAAATAATATTGAGGTAGATTCCTATAGCCGCTTATCCTGAACCTACCAAAGGGGATAACCGCAGCCAGTATTTCTCTGACTCTTATATTATAGCACAGATTTTTCTTTCTGCTTCTTATCTTTAGGAACTCGTTTGAGATCGCTAATAGCATTCTTTATAATGCTGAAAGGACTAGTTAATTTCATGATCTTTACCTCCTAAGTAAGATTTACGAGCATGATGTTCTGGTACAATCTTATTTAATTGTATGGTGAGGAGTCCATCTGTAAACTTGACGGATCCAACCTTCGTATCGTCTGAGATCGTCCAAACTCGTTTGAAACTACGTTGGGCCAATCCTTTGTGGACAAACGATCCATCAACTTTCGATTCTTCTTTTCTGCCTTCAACAAATAGTTTTCCAAACTCCGTGAAGACTTGTAACTGATCTTCCTTAAACCCTGCAAGTGCGATCTCCAGTGTTGACTCATGATTATTCAATTGAATTAAATTATATGGTGGGTAGTTTGATTGTGGGAAATCTGAGTTAAAGAAATTATCAAAATAATCATCTAACCCTATGCTATTTTTAGCAATCTTTTCTACTAGATCTGGAAGATTAGCAGCGTGATAACGTTGTAATGCGTTCATGGTTCTCCTTATTAAGCGAGTGTGTAATTTGTACCCCGAAGGCGTACACTACTATTTAACCATAAAGCACTAAAAAAGGGGATGTTGTATCCCCTACCTATTTATTCGGTTATTCTCCAAATAGATGATGCTTTGATGTACCAGCATTATCATTTGATATATTTCCTATACCAGTTTCTTCAGTTTCCTCTAATTCATAACTCCAATCTTCTATCACAGTATTGGAAAGCATTCTATCAGAAAGAAGATCCATTTCTTCTCTTGCTATCTCTTCACTATCAGCATCAAACCAAAAATCAATTGCTTTACCAATCCTCAACAAATGAGGTTTAAGATTGGGAGCAACTAAATGTATATTTTTCATCACTGCGTTACCAGCAGCATCAGATACAGATCCTCTTAACCTAACAAAAACTAATGCTTTGAATCTCATAATCAAAAAAATATTGGGGTGGGAGGTTGGGTTTCTGTATTACCAACAAAGAACGGGCATTACTACAGTAGTAAATTTTACGTCCTTGCCTGAGACCCGATTGGTAAATCGATTCTACTCTTGCGAGTAGCAGCACCACCTGTGTCTCGTCACCTTAACCAGCTATATGCCAGAAAGTTTATTCAGTCACTCCCCGTTGAACCCGTCGATTCAACAAAGGTATTATAGCATAAAAAAAGAGGGTGTCAACCCCCTTCTTCTTCTACTTTCTTTTTCTTTGCACCGATATTATACTTAGTTTCTAAAATCCAATCACTTTTATCCTTATAAGATAAAACCTTTATTTGATTAAGTGGAGCAATGTCTTGGATCTTATCAGCATCTACGACACCAACCAATCCCCAATCAGCAAGGAGCTGAGCAATACGGTTGCGACGCTGAACGTCGTTAGAAGTAAGGTTAGCGTGTTTCCCATCTAATGCAAATAATTCTTTAAAGTGGACAAGGAAATACCTCCCTTGCTTATGCAAGATATGGCAGGATTGATATATCTTTTTTTCTTTTCTTGATGCTACACCAATTCTTGTAAGGGTTTCTCTTACCTTTAGGAAGTCATCTGGTTCATTCAGAGTCACTTCTACCATCTGATCTTGCGACCAACTCACTTCGGGTTCTTTAACCACACTCATTGCTTTCCTCCAGTTTCAAATTTTAATCTTATAAAATTAAGTTGTTCTTTAGTTAGGATTTTCAATGCTTGTTGTGCTTTTTCATTACTATAACCATAGTAACGTTTTACATAATCAAGATCTTTAATCTTATCTTTTCTGAGCCAAGGAGAGAATCTCTTCTTAGATCGTAAACTATTTAGATAAAAATCATATTGAATCTTCTTATCAAGAAATGAATACTTATTCATCTCATTCGCAAACATCACAGAATCAAGATGTCCAGAATAAATGCGATTTATAATATAAGGATTGTACTCCTTTTCCAATGAAGGATCTTCATCAATAATATTCTTTTTTGTTTGGTTGATTGAGTTCAACCAATCTTTCAATTCAGTCATTTAGGTAGTTTACGATTAAAGTTCCAGTAATCAAACTTCTGCCAAATATAGTATACACCAATTAGAGATCTTCTGACAAACTCTTCAAGAAATATTATTGGAATGATAACCAATTCAAATGTAGTCACTTTCTTTTTTCTTTAATCTTATCTGCCCAGTATTCTCGATCATCTTCACTAATCCAAGGAGAATGAACCATCGTTTGAGCGTGTTGTAACCACTGCTCATCAGTCCAATCTTTCCTTGGTTTACCTATATGATCATTCAGCGTCATCGTGGTTGTGCTTTAACTTTCCAGACATCTCGTATGCCTCCTTATTTCCACCATGACCGTGAGCAATTCCTAGTTCGTGCATCTTTGCGTGTTCATCAATAGGATCTCTTAATGCCTTCTTACCTGCTCCTACTGTAAGATAAAGTCCATAAGCAACTAAACCCAAAACAACTAAACCAAAAAATAAAATAAATCCTTGATCAGGAGTAAGATTTAGATGAGGAATCATAGCATCAGGTTGTTTCTCCCAAGTGCCAGGTAGATTATAAACTGAAGGTGTTGATAGGAAAATCATTCTTTTAATTCTTTTAGTGAGATAATAATACGATTGTTTTCGTAATCGGCAGAGAAGTCAAGTGGAGCATCGGTAGGCCACATTAGTTCTTCATATAAAGCGTTAAGGCGATCCATATCTTCATACAGATCATTTATATGGTAATGTTCCTCATCCATCTAAAACTCCTCCTAATTTGTAATTGAATAATAGTAACTCTTTTCTTTCTTGTTGCTCTCTCATATATTCTCCAACTGAACGCATTGTGTAAGTTAATTTAAACTCACTAGCACTCCAGTTTTTAAATCTATCTTTAACCAACTGATCAGAGTTGTAACTAATTAGCATATTAATGTTGTTATGTTCATCACAATCAGCAGCAAATTTGTCGTGATCAAAACTTTTGTGCATAGATCCCTTCCTACCATAAAGATTATCTTTAATATCATATGGAGGATCTAGGTACATAAACAACCCCTCGTGAACATCTGTTCGGAAACAATATTCATAAGAATATGAATTGATATGCCAATGTGAGATGATCTCAGAATACTCTGGTAACTTTTCAATACCTCTCATAGAGAAGTTAGAATCACTTGCTTGTGCTGAGAAAGAAGAACTCTCAGTAAGACCTGAGAAACTACATTTGTTTACAACATAAAAAGCAACTGCCCTATCAAGATTACTCTGTGTACTATCATTAATAACATCTTTCATCTCCGCAAACAAACATCTGGCAGAGTCCTGATTACAATTAGTAACCTTTAAACCCTTCAACTCCTTAGTTAATTCATCACCAAACATCTGGAGATTCATCCAGAAGTTAATCAAAGGTTCATAAAGATCATTGACAGTAATCTTTAGATGTGGATATAACTTACTAACATGTATCGCAACACTTCCACCACCCAGAAAGGGTTCACGAAATTCTACATACTCCCTAAGATCTGGGAAGAACTGCCCCATCTTAGTACAGGCACGAGATTTACCACCAGGATATCTAAGTGGGGTTTTCAGTCCCTTTTTGCTCATAATTTAATTCTAATTGAAGTTCTGTTTCAAATTTATTGTGAGTTGGTTCATGCAAAGCACAATACTCACTAAAGGTAATCATCATTTCCTTACGTGATAGTCTACAGTGCTTTGCTGCTTTTGGCAAATTCCACTTAGCAGAAAACAACATTTCCATTGCTTCTCTTGTTTCAGTTCTCATTAATAAAACTTTTCATAATCATCATAGACCTGCATTTCAACAGTATCAAAAATCCTGTTTAACGAATTGGCAAATCCTCTATATCCAGTTCCAACATATACTTGTCCTGCAACTACAGAAAATGTTGCTATGCCCCAGAACAGATAATAAAATC